TGGCTTGAGGTTGCTGAGTATTTGCTGCTTGTTGCTGTGGTTGTTGTTGTTGTCCATTCTGAGGTGTTCCTGTAAATCCTTGTTCTCCCGGAGTTGGTGCTACTCCAGTTCCAATAGTTCCACCACCTGCCCCTGTGGGGTCCATAGGGTCTGTACCTGCGGGTGGTTGCTGTTGTTGCTGATTGTCTAGGGGTGCTTGGAATTGTTTCATAAGCTCTGCTTGTAGTGCAGCCTCATCCATATTATTTGTAACCTTGTCTGGGTCTAAGTCCATTGCTTTTGCAATCTCTCTGATAACATATTGAAATTTAGCAAATGGTGCAAGAGCTGGATTAGATGCAACTTGTAAAAACTGCATAAGTCTTTGACTACGTACTTCATTAGCCATTAAGCTCTCTGTACCTCTAGCCTTAACTTCTAAGTCACCCTTTAAGCTTTTATCAAAATCAAACTGCATATTAAATCTAAACAATCCTTCACCTAAAGGTTTAAGTAAGTAATCGTCTACGTTCTTAATAACAGTTTTGATACTACCACTTGCTGCGTTCATTAGCATTGATATACCACTAGCTGTTCTACCTACACCTGATACACCTGTCTGTCCATGTGAAAATGATGGCAGTCCAGTACTCTCGTCTGCAAGCTGTCTAGCTTTATCAAATAGCTGTAAATTCTCTTGTGAGACATTAGGAAACTTTGTACCAAAGATAGCTTGACCCGGAGCACCACCTTGTCTCCTAAACACTTTTCCCGGATACACAGATAAATCTTGTCCCGGAACTAAGTTAGTCTCGTCTACTTCTATAAGTAAGTTTCCTGATAATACTGCGTTGTCCACAGACATTCTCATAAAACCATTCATAAGAGTTTGTGTATCATCCATGTTCTCTGCTATACCTACTCCAAAGAAAGAGTAAGGGTTAAGCTCATAGGGTGCAGCCATGTATGGTATTGTAGATGGCTTGAAAGGATTAAGAACCATTCTTATTAATTTGCCATTGCATATCCATACATTAACTTGCAACTCGTCTAGTTTTTGTAATTCTTTAGGTATATCTATCTTTTGGTCTAGTAACATCTCTGTGTCACACATACCCCAATACTCAAGAACTTCAAATCTTTCTATTCCGTGGTCTGGTGCATAATCTGATAAATCATCTTCCCATGATTCTTTTACGTAATTCTCACCATCAGCTATAGCAGCTTCTATTACTTCTCTTCTAAAGTGAGGTCTTTTCTTTAATGCTCTTAGTTGTGAACGTGACATCTTATGACGTTCAATTACATATTGAGCTTCATCCATATTTGCTGCATCAGGGTCTGGATAAAAGTTCCAAACAGATACATGAGATACTTGTGGTACAGTTTTAAGTGTAGGGTCATATTCACCTTCTTCATCCCAATTAGGATATTCTTTGTCTACAGCAAAAGGACCTTTCATTACACCAGTGCCAAATAGAGCCATCTCAAATGCTGTACTACGTAAATGTTTACTTGCACCTGATTCTTCTAGTTGGTCATGTATTTTCTTTTCCATGTTCTTAGCTGCTACAAGTGCAGGACTAAATGTTATCGCTGTAGGAGTTTTGCCAACTTCAGCTTTAAGGTTTTCAACATCTTTAAGCTTGTCTTCCAAAGGTCCAAGCATACCTTCCAAAGTTTTGGCAGTTGCTCCTTTAGGCAATTCCTTACCATCACCTTTAAACCCATAAGGTGAGGATGATAAATTAGTGCTTCCACGAAGTTCTTCAGGTTCTTTAGGGTCAAAGCTAACATCTTTAACTACTCCTTCTGGTAGTTCCGTAGGGTCTACACTTAACGGAAATCTATTGTTTGCAAATAAAACATCTACAATCTGTCCATAGGCTGCTAATGTTTTAGTCTTAGTTACTTTAATAAATACACGAGATTTCTCTGCCTCTGTAAACTGTACATCAGAACCATACAAACCTCTATAATTACGGTAGGCTCTTAGCCATCTCTGTTCATCTTGTTCTCTGTAGTCTTCAGCACGGTAATACCTCTCCATTACAAAAGGAATTATATTTGTAGTGCTAACATCTGTAACCACTGTATCCTCAGAATCCTCTAAAGATACTGCTTCACTCTCTACTACTATTTCATCATTTTCTTCCATGTTATATCCTTAATATCCAAATGTAGCATCAGCTACTGGCATTGAATGGGTTGGTACACCCCTTGGGTCATAGTCAAATAAACTAAATCTAGGTCGTGACATTATACCATACCTTAACGCATCATACAAGTGGTCTTCTGCATTAGTATCCACATCTTCTGGATTCTTTTTGTCCAAAGGGATGGCTGGTAATTGGGAGGTGGTGTTCGTGCAATTATTAAAGAAAACAAGCCGCGGCTCCTCTGTATATTCATCTATTTGCAAACGTCTATGTATCTCATTCTTACCTGATACACGACTACCTTTACTTCTATCTGAGGGTCTCCAACGACAGCCTCTCATAATCATTTGTTCTGCTAGTGAAGGTCCTGTGTCTCCACGTTTATGCCAAAGAGAGCTATCTAATACACCATATCTAATAGTGCCATCGCCTCTCTCTAAGTCTATTATCATATCTGCCAAATCTGTGGCAAGGACTTTCCCAACGTATAGTTCTCTGTAGACAATAAGTTGTTCAGCCGGTGATATAGCAAACCAAAGAACACCAGACTTACTACCATAACCATAATCACATGCTCTAAACTTAATCCAATTAGTAGGTATGTCAAAAGGCTCAATAACATGGACATTCCTATCAAATTCAGTAAAAGCAGCACCTTCCTTAATATCCCAATCGCCATCAAGCAACTGCCTCCTCTGTTGTTCAGGCAGCGATAATAACATTGCCTCATAATCCCCTTGTTCTGCAAGGTAAGGATTGTCAGATAATCTTGCGGGGATAAATCTCCTTTTAAATAAAGCTCTACCAGCCTTTTTATGTCCGGCTGGGTATTTAAGCACTTCTGTTGTCTCAATATCTGTTGCATCAAAGGTTGTTCCGTATGGAGCTGGGTCTATAAACATTTTTTTAACCCAGTGGTGTCCACGACCTCCGGGATTTGTTGTTGCTCTCATAAATATTGGTAAGTCTTGTGCAACTGACCTCAATCTTGAACGCATGTAGTTCCATGCATATGGTGTAGACCACTGTGTTAATTCATCAAACCCTATCCAACTAAATGCTAAACCTTGATATCTTAGTACATCGTCATCTCTATCTAAATAAGACATCCACAACCTTGCACCTGACGGTGCTACCCACTGCATCTTTCTTTCTGACCATTTAATTCCCGGAATAATCTTTGGATATATTTCCTGTGATTTAAAAATCAGTTCTCTTAGTTCTTCTGTTGTGTGTCTTAATAACAATCCACTAAATGATGGATGTGTCATGTATCTTAATGGGTCTGCTAACATGGCATAACTCTTGCCACCACCTGCTGAACCACCATAAAGTACTTCTCTTTCACCTGCTGCTAAAAACTCTGTCTGAGGTCCGTCATTTGGTTTAAAAATAATATTGTGCTTTTGCTCAATAGGTATTTCTGATGTACGTTCAACTTCTAGAATTTTAGATTCAAGGATAGGCTTTTGCACCTGTTCTTTCTTGTTCAATTTCTTTCGCCTTGGAGATTGCCGCTTCTGCATACTCTGCCCACTTGCGTAGGCTTCTAGCTTGGTTCTTACGTCTTTTTTCATTCTGTAACCTTTTCCTTAGTCCTACGTGAGAGATGTATCTTCCTGTCTGTGTTGATAGCCAATTAGCTACTTGCCTATAGGAGTATTGTTTAATATAGATTCTAGCCATCTCTAGCTTATCTAATTCCTCTACTACAGGATTAAGTGTCTCAGGGTCTTTTTCATCTTGGATGTAGCCAAAGGGTACGGTTCTAGCTATACGTGGTATCTTAATCCACTCATCATCTTCTTTTAAATCTGTTGGTTGGGGTAACTCCCAAGTTCCTATGCTTCTAGTGTTCATGTTTTTAATGTTGCCCTATTGGTCTTTTTATTGTACTTAAAGTCTGAGACTTTTTTATTGGTGTACTTAGCCTGTCTTAATTTAGCTCGTTCACTAGGAGTCTTTTTTCCTTGTTTTAGTCCTTTAGCTGTTGGCTTTGTACTATTCTTTTTTAAGTTTTTACTTTTTTGTAACTGTGATACTGCTATAGCATAAGCTACCTTTTCTGATTTTCCTTTTGCTATAAGTTGTTTAACTAGCCTATCTAGTATCTTACTCATCTTCTTTAGATACATTCTTAACAGGCATTAGCATAACACCACCAGTAGACTCCACTTGCATTTTCTCTGTCTTAACAAGACCTGTTCTGTCAAGTAGTTCTTTAGCTGCTGTCATCTTTTCTCGCAAACCTAATTCTGTAGGGTCATTGATTCCACTCACCATTGCTACAGCTGCTCTTGGAGCATTACGTGCCATATACATCTGAGTAGCATCTAGAACCTCATCCTTGATGCCTCTGACGATGTCTGACGTAGAACTGGTAGGTGCATAGCCTGCAAGTAGCTTCGCCTGTGTAACATCCCCATTTGCCTCATCAAACAGTACATCTAGAAATTTACGTTGTTTTTCTGTTAGTTCTTTTGCCATTATGTTTTCTTCTTTTTCTTTACTACTTTAGGAGCTTTACCTACTACAATCTTTGTGACTGTTTGTTTAATGACAGGAGCTTTCTTTTTGCTTTTCACAAAAGATATAATCTGACTTTTTTTAAGACTAGGATACATCTTAGATATAGCCGCAATCATTTTATTATCAGATGCTGACATTAACCCATCTTCTTTTTGTTATCAACAGAACTAAGAACCATACCACCTGAACGGTAATCATTAGAACCCATTTTCTTTTTAGTTCCCATGCCGCCACCCATCATTTTGGTTTTCTTAGTAGACATGCCACCATAAGACATTTCCATTTTTTTAGTTGGCTTGCCACCGTAGGACATCTTCATTGTTTTTTTTCCATACATTACGCAGGTACTCCTAGTTTAATAATACGTGTTATAAGTCTCTCTGCTCTCGCAGTTGTCTGCTTATACCATCTACTGTCTTGCATTTCTTCGCCTGCTAAAATCCAGTTTTCGTCTTTAACAGCTGCTATGAAATTCTTAAACTTAGACAATCTAGGTCTACCTAATTGGAAACACATATTAGCTATTACTAATTGTGCATCACTTGGTAGCTCATCAAAATTGTCAAATATAATCTTGCAGTCTTTTAATGTTACTGCTATATCTTTAACAAACCAATCATCCACTTGTTGATGTGGTATCTTTGTTCCTATAGGACCTGAGTATACTTCTTCATCCCACTCAGTAATAAGATGTCCTATTCCTCCGGTTACATGTCCTAGTGAACATCTATAGGTTTCATATTTAACACCTTCGTCATCTGCTATCTCATCTTGTAGTTTTATTAAGTTCATTTTTTACCTATGATTTTCATTGCTTGCCCTGCACCTTTTATTCCAAAGGATGCACTAATTGCTATAAACAATAAATACTGATACCACTCAGGTAATGTATTTAATACTTCAAAGCCTATTCTAACATATTCTGTCATGCTAGGAATAAACACAAGTATAGCAGGTAATAGTAAAACAATCAAGGCAAATTCATCTTTCCAACTTGCATCTGTAGCATCTGCCATAGACTTTTCCCATTGTACTTCACCTGTAGCCACCTTCTCTGCTACTGCTGCTTTAGCTTTAGCTTGTGCAACTTTAGCTTGTCCGTCAGCTTTTACCTTTTCAACCTTACTAGTCATCCATGAACTAGCTAGATTTGCTATAGGTCCTATGAGTGCTGTGAACATTATTAGCTCCTATTAAATCTTGAATCTATCCAACACTTACCGTAGTATAAGATAAATAACCATACTGTAAATAGAACTCCTTCAACATAACTAAGTTCATTCCATGCATCTAGTATCATGTTGTCCATTATAGTCTCCTTGTACCTTCTTTAAGTTGTTGTGCTCTTAAAGCTTTAACGTGTCTGTTATAAAACCAATTACCTATTTTTAGAAAGGGTTTAGACACGTTCAAGTATATTAAGTATCTGTTTAGTTTCATCTGAATCTCGCTGTTTTCTTTGCAATCTTTTTGGGCTGTTTAGATACTTGTTTACCTGCTCTACTTGCTTTGCGTTTAGCAGCCGAACTGGCGGCATATTCTGAGTCTGATAAATTTTGTATCGCCTGTTTTGGGAGATATCTTTCGCCAGTAGCATCTTTCCCTTGTGTGGAATTTTTACCACTTTTAGTTCTCCAATCCTGTTTTGTCCAATTTGCTAGTGATTTTTGTGACGGTTTCATAAGCTTCCTTTATCTCTTCTATTGTTCTATTGCATCCTATACATATATCATCTTTTAATTTACATATACCAATGCAAGGACTATTTGACTGCATCCTGTAAACTCTTCATAACATCATCAATATTTGGTTCTTTGCTATTAGGATTATATATACATTGATACTGTCTAGGACATCCTATTCTTTTATCTGTAAACTCTATCTCAAATGTTCTACCTGCACCTTGATATATACAAGCTAGTCCACCTTTATAGTGTAACATCTTTTTACGTAAACATCTAGTATATTGTGGCTCTTTTATTTTACCTTGATGCACTTTTTGTTTATACGTGTAATCCTTGGCATAAGACTTACTTGTAAATACACTAGCTAGTAATAATAAAAATCCACCTATAACTAATACTAAGAATAACCATCCAATACCTTCACCAATTTGTTTTCGTATCTGCTGTTGCTTGTAGATAGTCTCTTGTCTTTGTTTACGTATCTGACCTTCCATCTGTAAAAGCTCGTCATAAGCTCCCGGACCTTGGGTCATGTTTAAAAACATCTTTAGTTCATATCTCTGTTCTTCAAGTTTCTTCTTGGCTGTGTAAGCCTGTAGAGCCATTGTCTCAATGCTTCCTGCACCAAAGACTTTACTAAACACTCCGGGATTCTTTGCTTGCTTCTCTGCATTGTCAACATCTGATACTGCTCCCATCCATCTGCTTATATCACCTGACATCTGTTCTAGGTCTCTACCTACAGCAAATCCTTGTTTTATAGCTGAAAAAGCTTTAGATGCAACACCTACTGCTAATGATATAGTTACTGGGTCCATTACTTTTTCCTTATGGGTTTACAATATGCAGTTATCTGTAGATTAGCTCCTTCTTTCTGTGGTATGGAAGGCTGCTTGTGCAATTTTTCTGCAAAGTACAAGCATCTATTAATATCTTCAAAGGTCTGTGTTTGGTCTACTACTCTTAATCCCATCATAAACACTAACACAAACTCAATCATTTACTATACAGGTACGCCTTGTACCTCTTGTTCTTCGTGACATTCACAATTACATTCTTCACAATCACACTCATAACATTTACAAGTTTCACACTTTTCCTTTTGCATTGTCATGTTTCCTTTTTAGTTGTTCTTTCGCCTTCTTTGCGAGAGCGGCTTGTTCTTTCTTCCCAGATACCTTGGCTCGTTGTTCAAGTACAGTGAGTATTTGTATCTTTCTAGCGTACGGTTTATTAATCTTTTTAACTTTAGATATCGTAGCTTTAGCATCCGATACGGAAGCAAACTTAATGCTAACAGTGTCTTTTGGGTTTTCATCAGTATACAGTCTCCTACCTGAACCTTTAGGCTTCTTACCTGTACCTAACTTAGGGTCTGGTTTCTTCTTAGTCATTATCCTCTATATCCACCACCTGCTGCTTTATATGCTTTAGCCATCATCTGTGCTTTACGTGCTGACCATTGACCCGGAGCACCACCTTTACCACCTGCTTTTATTCTGTTGAATATTCTTTTACGTAAGGCAGGCTTAGTGTAATTGCCAGCTTCGTTGACTTTACTTTTTGCCTTTGCCTTTGGTTTTGATTTTGGTTTTTTTGCTACTGCCATTTTCCAACTTCTTTAATGCTGTCTTACTCAAGTCACCATAGTGTAGTAACTTCTTACTAGATTTAATGTGTGTCTTACCTGTATGCAAAGAGCCATCTTTCATCTTGTGCATACTGCCTGTCCATACAGTGCCATCTTTTAAATAATGTTTTACACCCTTCATGACTTGCCTCTTCCCATTTTCTTTTTAGGCATACCACCTGCTGACATTTTCATCTTTTTAGTCTTAGTGCCATAGGGTCCTTTTTTTCCAAACTTTACCCCATGCCCATTTAGAGTACCGTCTTTATATGTAGTAGGTCCTTTAGTTTTCATGTTATGCCCTCGGATTTCTTTTCTTTGCATTTTTAGTACGTGAGTAAGACCTATTCTTAGACTTAGTCTGTGCAACTAAATTAGCACTTCTATTATCATTGGGATTGCCATTTCTGTGTGCGACATCTTTGCCATCACCTTTCTTAACAATCCCTTTTTTCTTAGCAATAGCATTTGCAGCATTACGTTTGTCTCTACGTTTTATCTGTTCAGGCTTGCTATGATAATTATCATACTCCTTACGGTAGTTACGTTTAGTAACTTTTCTTTTGTTAGGAGGAGACATACTTACGTAGAACTCGCTCTAGCTCTTCTCTTCTTCATTCTCTCTAATTGAAGCTTAGTAGGTTTTATGTTACTGCCTTTATAGTTACCCTTAGAATCTAATTTAGAATTACTAGACTTGAATGTCTTAGGCTTCTTGTTGTCACCCATAGCACCATCTATGCCTGCTTTTTTATTCTTGTTAGCTGATACATTAGACTTCTTAAAGCTATCTACCATAGTCTTGGAAGGTCTTGCTTTTGGCACTGGAGCTTTCATAAACTTTGCCATAGCAGCTCTTGTCTTAGGACCCAT